AAAGGTGGGGAGGGGAGGTAGGAGGGGAGGGGATAGGAGGGGCAAATGGTGATCTGGGGGTTGGCGGGGTGTGGGTGGTGTCTCGTATGCTATGGGTGAGGTGGTGTGATGACGATGCAGATGGAGCAGCCTGAGATAGCGGCGGCGTGGCGTGATTTGACGGGAGCGCAGCGGAGGTTTTTGGAGGCGCGTGTATTGGCGGATACGGACCATGCGGCGTTGGTTGCGTCTGGTGGTGCGGTATCGACGTTGCATGATTGGAAGTCGTTGTCGCCGGGATTCAAGCGGGTATATGAGCAGCTGATCACGTCGACGAAGCGAGCGGTTGGGGCGTTGGTGGAGAGTCGGTTGCCGAGCACGGTAGAGGCGGCGGTAGATGTTCTTGACCGGTTATTCGATCCGAAGCGTGAGCCGACGCGTGATGAAGTGGCGGTGGGGGAACTCGCGTTAAAGTTGGTGAAGGAGTACCGTCAGACGATGCGTGGGGCTTCGACGCCTCCGCCGGGTCCTCGGCGGAAGGTGCGTAATGGGAGTGGGCCGACGTTGGATGTGACGGCGGTGACGCATAAGGCGATGGCGGCTCAGGGGGCTGTCGAAGAGGTTGAAGAAGAGGGTGATGATGCCGGATAGGGCTGGGTGGCCTACGTGGGCGGTCGAGCGGGTCGAGTGTGCCAATTGTGGGGTGCATGGGTATGCGAACCGTCCGGCGCCGCCGAAGATGACGGCTGAGTATGAGAGCTGGGTGTGCAAGGTGTGGCCGGATGCCGTGGTGCAGAAGACCCGGATCGGGTTCTACGTGTGGCATTCGCTCGAGTGCGCGAGTGTTTGGAAGAAGATGCATGCGGTGGACTTCGGTTACGTGAGTGGGTGGCGGCACCAGCACCAGATCCGCATGGACGAGCGCCGGTTGAAGTCGGGTATCGCATAGGAGGACTGAGATGGTAATGCTGCATCACAACAACTCGTTGTATGACCACGACCCTATCTTGGAGTGCGCGAATTGCGGGACGCGAGCCATGTGGGGGGAGTCGTTCGCCGACAGCGTGCGGACGAAGATCATGCCGCGCGGGTGGTCCAAGATAGAGAACACGTTCTATGGCACCGCGTACTTCCACTCGACCACGTGCGAGACCGTCTGGTGTAGCAAGCACGAATACCAGGCGCCTATCCCCACGCGGATAATCGACGCGCCACCGGAACCCACGGAGCTGCCGACGGTGCGTGCGGAGACCCGGATGACCTGCACATGCGGGCTCGGGCCCTACACGGAACGCGGGATGAGCGGGCATATGAGGAGCCGAGAACACGCAAGGCGGATGGCGGCCCAGCCGGTACGGATAGGATGACCACCATCGCCGAAAAGGTCGATCGCCTCGAGCGCGTCGACTACGACCGCTACCTCACGCAGGTGCGCAAGCTCAGCGAGAACGACGTGCTGGCCATCATGGCCGACTGGCGCCTGTACCGGCGAGCCTTCGTATGGGTCGTCGAGAAGATGGACGACGGCAGGCCACGGCCCGTGCGGTTCGACCCACGACCATGGCAGCAGGACTACGAGACCAGCCGAACCAACTTCGACATCGCACTGAAGTCACGGAAGGTCGGATTCACCACGGACGTGCTCACGGAAGCCTACGCCAAGGCGGCAACACTCCCGTACCAGAAGGCCATGTTCATGTCGTACGAGGAACGAGCATCACGCGAAACCGCGGATATCCTCCAGACGGCTCACAACATGAATCCGTTCAAACCTCCACTCTTCAAGAACAACTCGGAGACGATGGTGTTCCAAGACACGAAATCCTCCATCGCCGTGGCCACCGCCGGCGCAAAGGTCCTCGCCCGCGGCCTCGACCTCACGATGCTCCACATGAGCGAGGTCAGCCACTACTACAAAACCGTCGACGACGTGTCCAACTTCATGGCCGGCGTCCTCGACGCAGTGGCCCGCGGCGGACGCATCGTCCAAGAATCCACACCGAACGGCGAAGACCCCATCTTCTTCGCCACCTGGCAACATGCCAAGAGCGGCGAACTCTGGCACCCCCTCTTCCTGTCCGTGTTCATGGACCAAACGGTGGACTGGAACGCCGACCACCCAGAAGCACTCCCGTCAACCCGCAACGAGGAGTTCGACCTGTCGGACTACGAGCGGTCCCTCATAGACATGCAGGGCGCAAGCCGAGGACACATCCGGTTCCTCCGCTACGAGAAACAGAAGATCAACGCCCGCTCCCCGTTGCAGCCCACGTCGGACATGATCATCGGCGACGAAAGGATGCTGCTTCAGGAATACCCAACCGACGACATCTCATGCTTCCTCTCGAGCCAGGAGAACGTGTTCGACCCAGAGATAACCCACCTGTACCGGATGCGGTCCAAGCCACCGATGTGGATAGAACAGAGCGGCGCACTGCGCATCTGGGAACGACCACAGAACGGCCGGCCCTACGTCATAGGCGTCGACACGTCCGAAGGCCTACCACAATCCGACTGGCAAGCAGTCTCGGTACTCGATGTGGACCGACTCAAGTTCGTTGCACACCTGCGGATCAAGACGAACTGGGCGGAACTCGGACGCCTGGTGTTCGAGCTTGGCCGCCAATACAACGAAGCCCTCGTCTCGGTCGAACGGAACTCCGGCGGCACCACGCTGCTCTATATCCTCACGGAACAACTCGCCTACCCGAACATGTACTACCAAGAGGACACCACCATCTTCGGCGGAGGCGGACGCCTCGGATGGTACACGGACTCGAGAACGAAGCCATGGATGGTCGACGTGTTCCGCGAGATGTACGAGGCAGGTGCCCTGGACATCAACGACGAAGACGCCCTGCGCGAGATAGGCTCGTTCCGCAATTACCCAACGGCCGGACGCGGAAAGGACAAGTACCGAGCACCGTCCGGCGGCACCGACGACCTGCTCATGTCGATGATGATCGCCGTCATGTGCCGCGACAACGCATACATCACACAACAGGCGAAGCCCATCCACTACGGAAGCTTCTGAGATGACCATGCCGACACAACCGGGGAGTCATACGTTCCGCTGGTATCTGGACCCCGAATATCTGCTGCGCCTGATAGGGCTGCCAGACGGGTTCACCGTCCGCACCGTGGCCTGGCAGGAGGACCGCCAAGCTTTCATCGTGTACACCGACGGCCCAGAGGACGACGACCGGTTCTTCGTCCCACAGAACGAGATCATCCCCCTCCATCCCGCAGCTATCACCATAGTGCAGGCCGAGGACGGCGACGGTATCCACATCAGGTTCCCGCAATTCCAGGAGGACGAGCCCTATGCCGCTGACAAAGGACCAAGTCGTAAAGCACGTCGACGATCTGAAGAAGTCGTGGAAGCAGCGCAACGATAACTTCGAGAAATCGTACAAGCGCCGGGAGATGTACGACCGGCATCAGAAGGCCGGCCAGCTCTCCCTCGCACTCAACGACGGCCGCGCATTCCTCGACCAATCCATCTTCATGCTGTCGCACAAACAGCCAACCATCCACGTCCCGGTGCTCGACAAGCCAGAACCGGAACAACGCGCAGCCGGCGGCACCGAAGTCTTCCTGCACGGGATACAACGACAGATAGATCGCGACCGCTTCCGCATGGGCTTGCAGCCATGGCGCCGCGATATGTCCGACTTCTTGGTGTCCACCGGCTGGTGGGCAGACCACAACCTCGTGCTCAAGAACTCCGACGGCACACCGAACTTCATCGCCGAAGTCCTAGATCCCGCACAGGTGTTCCCCGAGTTCGGCTACAACACCACGAACCAGATAGCCCACGTGTACCCAAGCACACTGGCCGAGGTGCAGACCAAAGCCGACCTCTTCAACTGGGAAGGTGACTTCACCGGCGACGGACAACAACAGGTGCTCGTAGAGAACCTGTACTGGCTCGAGGCCGGCGCCGTGTGGAACGCACTCATCGTGTCCATGCCGAAACGCCGCAGCGGAACGAGAGAACAACGGGAACTCGCCATCCCCCCCATGGAACGACCGGAGTTCGACCAGATACCTATCCGAACAGGCCCCGCCAACGGATGGGCCGTGCGCAACTCACGCACGGCCGACAAGAACGCCCAGGCCCACTACGGCGAAGGGATATTGGCATCGGGCGAGCCCATGTACGACGCGAAAGACACATGGGCAACCATCATCACCCGCAAGGCACAGGAAAGCATCGAGCCAACGACCAAGCTGCGCTCGAACTCGGGCAAGTGGGTGGTGAGCGAGGACGACCTCCGCAGCGGCGTGGCCGTCCCGGTGGCGCGCGATCAGGACATCGAGTACGCGGAGAAGCCCGGCCTGCGGCCAGAGATATCCAACGTCCTCATGCCCATGCTGGATGCCGGCGTCCAACGTGCAGGCGGCAACGACCTCCTGCTCGGGAACATCAACCCCAATAACCTCGCCGGCGCCGGATACGCACTGTCACTCGTCGAGCCTCGCATGCTGAGCAAGCTGCTGGCGTACAAGGACACCCTGGAGCAGATAGGCGCATCCCGCGACAGCATGTTCCTCGAAACATACCGGGACGGGGACTTCGCACCCATCGTGCTGTCCTCCCGCAACGACGAGGCACGGGACATCCGCAAGCTCTACTTCCAAGAATGGGAACCGAAGGATCTGCCGGAGTCCAGCATGGTCGACTGGGAGATAGCCCTGTCCATGCCCGATACGCTGATGCAACAGATAGCCATCGCTCGACAAGCCCTGCCGGAAGGCGACCTGCTCGACATCGACACGGCCCTCGAGCGGGTGATGAAGGTCGACGACATCGACCGCGTCAAGCGCGGGATACGCAACGCCAGGGTTCGGCGAGACCCGGCCGTGGCCGCCGTCGATGCCATCATGGACCTGGAAGCGTACGCCGAGACCCTGCAAGCGGATGCCGATGCGTTCCGCCAGCAAGGCGACGAGGAGGCAGCCGCTTCACGCATGCGGTCCGTAGGACGCATCGAGCAGATCATCACGCAGCGCATCCAGCAGATCGAAGGCGCCGAACGAGGCCCGACGGCGGAGAACGGACTACCACCCGAGGCGTTCGGCACGCAGATGCCACGCATCATGAACGAGGGTCAACTGACGCCCGGCCAGGGCGTGCCCGCGGTAGGGGGATAAGCCATGGATATAAATGACCTGATTGCATTAAGGATCGCGTTCCTCGCGACAAACCGCGCCCTCTACCAAGGGCTCCTAGATGATGCCGTGGCCGCGGCGTTCTCCCCAGATGTCCTCGCCGACGCGCAAGCGCTGCTGATAGCGGAAGAGAACATCTCGCAAGCACAGGCCGAGGATCGGATGCCGTCGAAGGACGAGATGGAGCTGGATGTCATAGCGGCGGCCGTCCAGGCGCTCATTGACGATTCGACCGTCCTAGGAGTCCCGCGGCGGAGCGCTGACTCCATCCTCAAAGACCTACATTCCGACGATGCGAACGTGGTAGGCGCCGTGGAAAAGGGGCTACGCAATAAGCTCATCGCCACGCCGGAGAAGAAAGCTGATGCATCCAAGCCAACCGTGCGCGAACGCAAGGAGCAGGCCCGCGACGAGTTCGATGCGCTCTTCGCCGAAAGAGATCCAGAGTTCGAGGCCATGAGCGGCACGCCGGAAGGCAGGGAGTACGAGTCGCACAAGGACAAGCTGTTCGATAGGTCGTGGAATGATTTCTGGTCCGCGGCCGTTGCAGACCGGCCATACATCGAACATCTCCCCGAATGGATGGT